TGAACGGCCCGGCGGACGCCGACCGCCGTCTCGCTAACCACCAGCGCTCGCTGGAGATCGGTGCCAAGGGACAAGCCATGCAGGATCGCGGGCGCGACCTGCGCGGCCAGGGCTATGGCGGCTTGATCGGCGTTGGCGTGGCTGGCTACGCCGCAAAAAGACTGGCGATGCCGTACCTCCAGCACGAGGACCAAATCACGGACATTGGCATCGTTGGTGATCTGAACAAAAAGGATAAAAATACCCTATTCCAGATGGTGCGCAAAACGGCTAAAGATGAGAATCAAACCACAAAAACCGTCAACGAGGGGATGGCGGGCATGGTTGCAGCCGGTATGTCCGTCAAGGAAGCACAAACATATGTACCGTTGCTAGCGCGAACCGCGACAGCCGAACGTGTTGCGATGCCGGATTTATCGAAACTCATATTCTCCCTCAGTAACAACATGAATATCAAAGGTCCGGCCGCGATGAAAGAGGCGCTGGAATCGCTCGCTATTGCTGGCAAATTAGGCTTTTTTGAGTTCAAGGATATGGCACGTTATGTGCCAATGCTTTCAGCTCAGATGAAATCATTTGGCGCTACTGGCATCGGCGCAGTAAGGGAACTTGGTGCGACATTACAAGTAGAAAGAACAGCTGCAGGCACGACGGAAGAGGCCGCGACCAATCTGCACGAATGGATGAGCCATATGACCTCCGCCCACACGGGCAGAATGTATAAATCGGTCGGCATCGATTACCCCGCCGAGTTTGCAAAAAGAATGACCGATGGCCGACACGCAGGGGCGCTGCAAGTTTCTCGCGACATCGCGGAAGATTTTGCAGAGAAATTCACTGCGGGCAAGACCATTGTCGTCCGGTCACACCTTAAGGGTCATGTTAAGGAACGCTTGAGCTTCAAGGAGGCTCGGGACCGTGCCGAGAAAAGTGGCGACAAGGACGCGGTGAAAAATGTGTTTGAGCGCTTTGCCATGTCCAAATTATTCCAGGAGCAAAAGACGACGACCAGTTTACTTGCTTATACACAGAACAAACCGATGCTTGCCAGTATAAAAGCAGCGCAAGCTGGACCGGAAGCCAAGGGCGTCCTGGAAAGAGACAAAGCGATCCGCATGGATGTCGGGCTGGAAAAAGCCAAATCGCTGGGAATACGCCTGCATGACATGGCAATCGGCATCGGCAAGGCAGTCATGACCCCGGATGGCAAAAAACCGGGCGACGTCAGCCTGACCACGACCGCCAACGGCTATCTGGACAGCGTGACCAAAATGATCGACGGCAATCAAGCCATTGTCGCCAACGGCGTCAAACTGGCCGCTGGCCTGGCGCTGCTGACGGTGGGCGTCATGGCCGCCAAGTTCCTGGCCGGTGGGGCCATGGGCATTGGCGGCGGCGCGATGCGCCTCTGGGGCTGGCTGCGTGGAAAAAAGACCGGCCACGACGTGCAAAAAGTGTATGTCGTCAACCAGCCCGGCGGTGGATCGGACCCACTGCGCCGCTTGCCGCGCACCCGCCTGTCGCGTCTTGGTGCATTAAGCCGGATCGGGGCCAAGCGCGCCATGCGCAGCGCGGGCGGGCTGATGCGCACCGGCTTGGGCGTCCTGGGCAAGATCCCCGGCGTGGGCGCCATCGGCAACGTCATGAAAGTGGCCGGGCCGCTGGTGTTCAACCTGGCACGTGGACTGCTCATGGCGATGGGTCCCATCGGCTGGACCATCGGTGCAGTGGCCGCGCTGGCCTATGGCGGCTATAAGCTCTATAAAAACTGGGACACCATCGGCCCCAAACTCAAAAAAGTCTGGACCGGCGTCGTCGGCGCGGTGTCCTGGGCCTGGAACGCCTATAAAAGCTATATCACCGGCTTTGTGCGTGCAGGCGCCGATATCGTTGACGGTTTCGTGGGCGGCATCGGCGCGCGCTGGCAAAAGGTCAAGAACGGCGTCATGGCGATGGGCACCGACGCCCTCAAATCCATCAAATCCGTGCTGGGCATCCATTCCCCCAGCCGCAAATTCATGGAGGTCGGCGGCTATGTGTCGGAGGGTGCCGCCATCGGCATCGCCCGCAAAGCGCACCTGGTCAAGACCGAAGCCGCCAAACTGGCTGGCGTCATGCTCGGCGCGGGCACGCCCGCCCAAGGCCGTACCGTACCGCCCTGGGCCACTGCCGCGATGCAGGGCCGTGTGATCGCGCCAGCAGCGGGCGGCGGCGCACCGGCCATCACGATCCATTACGCGCCGGTGATCCACCTCGGCGGCGCGGACCCAACCCAATTGACGGCGGCGCTGGCAGCGGACAAGGCGCGTATGCAAGACCAGTTTGAGCAACTGTTCAGACGCATGATGGCCGACCAAAACCGCCGCGCATTTAAATAACGACAGGACTGACATGGCGACATTTTGCACCCTCGGACTGCTTGTCTTCGACTTAATCGAATGGCAACCACACACCGTCAAATACACATCCGATTGGACCCAGCACCAACGCATCAAGCAAAAGCCCCGGCTGGAACCGGCAGGCGACGCGCTGAACACGGTCTCCATAAACTTGAGCTGGCATGTCTATTTTATCGACCCGGCGCTGGCGCTGGACAACCTGCTGACCGCCCAGCGCGTCAAAAAGCCGATGCCGCTCGTCTTTGGCAATGGTGATCATAAAGGTTGGTATGTGATTACAGAAGTGGAGGACACGCCGTTGCAAACGCTCGCCGACGGCACCGTGCTGTGCAGCAGCGCCCGCGTGAGCTTGCTGGAATATGTCGGCAAAGTCGGTGAGCTGCCGGAGGCGCCAGCCATGCAACGTGCTGGCACGCCGCTGGCGGCGCGCCTGGCGACGCAGCGCGCCGCCGGACCGGGGCCGCTGGCACTGCTGCGCCCGGCGGCGCCCAAGGTGCTGGGCGGCCTGTCGGCGTTGCGGATGCAGGCGTTGGGCTTGATTGCGCAGGCGCGCAATGGCATCAATGCGGTGAAAAGCGGGCTGGCGTTTGCCAAGGCGTTGCAACACAATCCGCTGGCGGCGCTGGCGCAGCTGCCGAACCTCGTAACATTGGCGGGGCAGTGTCTGCCCGCCGCCAGCGGGCTGTCGTCGGTATTGCACGATTTGGCGCCGCTGGCCGCAGGCGGTGCAGCGTTGCTGCCTGTGGTGGGGACGTTGCTGCATGACGTGCGCAGCGCCACAACGTTATTGCGCCGGGCGCAGCAAGACAACAGCACCGCCCACCTGGGCAGCGCCCTGACATCCATTAACGGCGCACTCGACGCTGCCGGACAACTGGCGGCGCCGATGCAACAATGGTTGCTGTCCGGCGCGCTGCGGATCGGCGGCGTCTAAGATGACCAATTACCTGGAACACACCACCAGCGACTTTGAGCGATGGGACACGCTGGCGTACCGCTATTACGGTGACGCCACCATGATGCAACCGTTGATCGAAGCCAACCCCACCGTGCCGCTCGATCCGGTACTGCCGGTCGGCCTCCTGCTGCTCGTGCCCATCATCATCGCCGCCGAGCCAATCAATCAGGAGCTGCCGCCATGGCTATAAACTTTACCGATCTGGGTTTCGACGTTGATATCTGGATGCGCGGCAAGAACGTCACTGCCGTATTGTCCGACTATTTAACCAAGGTCGATTACACCGACAACGTTGATGGCGAAGCCGATTCCATCGAAATCGAGTTGGAAAACGTCGATAAGCGTTGGCAAAACGACTGGTATCCCAACAAGGGCGATGCGCTGCGCTGCGCGTTTGGCCAGCGCAGCCTGCCGCTGCTGATGGTTGGTGGCTTCGAGATCGACCAGCCGCGTTTCAGCGGGCCGCCCTCGGTCGTGACGATCCGCGCGCTATCGGCAGGCGTGCGCAAACCGGTGCGCACAAAAGAGGGCAAGGCGTTTGAAAACAAGAGCCTCGCGCAAATCGTCGCGCATATTGCAAAGAAAAATAAACTGAAGGTGGTTGGCAAAATCCCCGCCGTGCATATCGACCGCGTGACGCAGATCATGGAACGTGACGTGGCGTTCCTACAGCGCCTGGCAAGCCAATACGGTTTTGCCTTCAAGATCACCGGCGACAAGCTCGTCTTTACCGACCGGGTCGAGATGCGCAAACAATCGGCGGTCATGACCTTCACCGAAGCGGATTTCTCGCACTGGGATATCGTCGATCAAATCAAGGACGTGCAAAAGAGCATGTCGCTGCGCACCTACGACGTTAATGGCAAAAAGGTCCATCGTAGCCACACCGACAATGTGCCCGCCGACGACGAGGCAGGCGACCATACGAGCGAGGACGAATTACGCCTGACAGGCCGCGCCGGGTCGGCCAGCATGACCAAACGACGCGGTGTTGCGGCCCTGGCCGCCGCCAATGACGATAAAGTGAGTGGCAACGTCGATCTGGCCGTGGGCGATCAGCGCGTGGTTGCCGGGCTGGTGATCCAGTTGGCCGATTTTGGCAAACTCAGTGGGCAATACATCATCAACCGCAGCAAACACAGCATGAGCCGGTCCGCCGGATACACGACAAACTGCGAAATAAAACGGGTGGGAACAAAACATGCATAACATGCATCACGATGATAACAACGGCAGCAGTAGCATGGCCGGTCTGCAATTTGGCACCGTCAGCGATATCCAGTGCAGCGCGGGCAAGCTGCCACGGGTACGGGTGCGTCTGCCACTGTTCAACAACCTGCGCACCTGGTGGTTGCCGGTGCTGCACACGGCGACACTCAAAAACAAGTTCTTCCACATGCCCGACATCGGCGAACATGTGGCCGTGCTGATGACGGATGATGAAAATGGCCTCGTGCTCGGCGCCGTGTATTCCGATGCCGACCCGCCCCCGTTGCTGAACAAGGATATTTTTCACATTCGCTTTGCCGACGGCACGATTCTTGAATATGATCGCGCCCTGCATCATCTGACCGCCAATGTCGCAGGCGATGTTCTAATGCAAAGCAGCGGCGTCATCAACATCAGCAGCAAAGGCAACGTCCAGGTCGTCAGCCAGGGCCGTGCCACGGTCCAAGCGAGCGGCGGCATCAAGCTGGCCGGTGCCGTCGATATCGACGGCCCGCTGCACGTCAGCGGCAAGATGACCATCGACAGCGACCTCGTATCCCTGGGCAAAATCACCGACAGCGACGGCGATGGCGGCGCGTGATTTTGATGCGCGTCAAATGACAGCCTAGCACCCCGCTGGCTATGATGGTGGCAACCAAACGCCACCATCATGATTGATAACCTTCCTCTTCCCGCTGCCCATCACTGGCAATTTGCCCTGCGCCAAACCGGCACGATTGTGACCGATTTGGCGGACATCAGCCAGTCCCTGCACATCATTGCCACCACGCCCAAAGGGGCCGATCCGTTGCGGCCGCATTTTGGCTGCGACATGTGGCGCTACATCGATCTGCCGCCCGCCATCGCCGCGCCGCACCTGGTGCGGGAATTGACCGATGCCTGGCGCGATTGGGAGCCGCGCATCACCGTGCAACGCATCAAGCCCATCATCGATGGCGCAACCATCACTGCCAGACTGTTTTTTGCGCTGACCGATGGCGTGGCGCAATCGCTGACCGTGCAATTACGGGACGGCGTATGACAACGCTGGCCGCCCCGGTCTACATCGCCACCGACGCCGCCGCCATCGTGCAGGAAATGGTCGTGCAGTGGCAGGACATGACCGGCAAAAAAGTCTATCCGGGCCAGATCGAGCAGCTGTTATTCAATAATCTGGCATACCGCGAAGTGCTGCTGCGCAGCGCCGTCGATCAGGCCGCCCGCCAAAATCTGGTGCGCTTTGCGACCGGCGCGATCCTGGACTATCTCGGCGACCTGATCGGCACGCCGCGCTTACCCTTGCAAGCCTGCCGCACGCGCTTGCGCTGGACCTTGCACGACGCCGCGCTGACTTTGACCCAGATCGATGCAGGCACCCAAGTTCAAACCGGCGACGGTCAGGTCACGTTTGCCACCGATATCGACGTACAGATTGCACCAGGCGCGCTGACAGCCGATGTCGATGCCAGTTGCATCGATGCCGGTGCGGCGGGCAATGGCTACGGTCTCGACACCATCAACGTGCCGTTAAGCGTGTTCGACGCCGATGTGACCAATCTGACCATCAGCAGCGACGGCGCAAGCGCCGAAAGCGATGACGCCTACCGCGCCCGGCTATTGATTGCACCGGCGGGCTTCTCGGTCGCCGGTCCCAGTGATGCTTACGTCGCGCTGGCCAAATCAGTGCATCAATCTGTGATCGCCGTCGCCCCGGTGTCGCCCGCACCGTGTGAAGTCAATGTCTATGTGCTGACCGCTACCGGCGCGCCGGATCAAGTGCTCATCGATCAAATCGCCGCCCGCTTAAGCGCGATGGATGCCCGCCCGCTGGGCATACTGGTGCGGGTGCTGGCGGCGCCCACGGTGCCGTACCGTATCGCCGCCCGCCTGACGTTGGCAGGCAATGCAGCGCCGGACGTGGTCTTGGCGGCGGCGCAGGCGCGGCTGCACGCGCTGCTGTACGACGGCGAAGGGCCGGACAATGCCCGCCTGGACGGACGGC